TGATGAATATAATCAAGACATGTTGGAGTATTGTCAGAGAGATGTGGAAGTCACACATTTACTTTTTCAAAAAATATTAAGAACTAATTACTCAGAAGAAGCAATAACACTAGAACACAAGTTTGCCTTTTGGATACAAAAGCAAGAAGAACATGGTGTTGATTTTGATGAGAGGTCTGCTGAGACCCTTCATTCAATCCTTACAAAGAAAAGATTAGAAATTAGCGACAAGCTATCTCTAGTCTTTTCTGAATGGAAGAAGTCTACAGGGTTCAAAACTTATAAAAGAGATAATATTAAAAGAGGAATAAAAGCAGGTGTACCTGTTGAACAATTCAAAACTGAAATATTTAATCCAAATAGTAGAGACCATATAGCAGATAGATTACAAAAAGTATTAGGGTGGTCACCTAAATCATTTACAGCAACAGGAAAACCAGAAGTGAACGAAAAAATATTAAAAGCACTTCCATATCCTGAAGCAAAACTATTAGCAGAATATCTTATGATAACAAAAAGATTAGGACAGTTAGCTGATGGTGAACAAGCATATTTAAAATTAAACAAAAGAGGGAAAATTTATGGAAAAGTTATCACAAATGGGGCGTTATCAGGCAGGTGTACGCATCATCACCCAAATCTTGCACAATGCGTTAGCAGTGGTTCGCCATTTGGTAAAGAATTTCGTGCCTTATTTACTTCTCCTTCCAGTATGGTTATGTGTGGTATTGACTTTTCTGGTTTGGAGTTGCGTGTGTTGGGTCATTATCTCAACGTATATGACAATGGTGATTTTTCAAGAAAACTTCTGGAAGATGATATACATACCATCAATCAAAAAGCCACAGGATTACCCACACGTTCTAAAGCTAAAACTTTCATATATGCTTTCATTTATGGGGCAGGAAATGAAAAACTCGGTGAAATCCTTGAAGTCAATAATGACGAAGCCAAAAGAGTAAGACATAAATTTGAAGCATCACTACCTGCATTAAAAACTTTAACTACTTCTGCTAAACATAAGTTTAAATTAGTAGGTCATGTAAAAGGTATTGATGGTAGAAAATTATTACCAAGAGCAGAGCATAGTGTTTTAAATACACTTATTCAAAGTTGTGGGGCATTACTTGTAAAGCAAGGTACTATTATTATTAATGAAGAACTACATAGACATGGATTTGTGTGGGGTAAAGATTATGCAATGGTATTACATGTGCATGATGAAATGCAGTTTATTGTTCAAAAAGATAAACTAGAAAAATTCAAAGAGGTAGCTAAAGGTATGTTCAAAAAAACCCAAGAACACTTTAATTTTAAAACAGAATTAGATGGTGAAATGAAGGTTGGACAGAACTGGAGTGAAACACACTAACAGGTTTGACCTTGACCTAAAGTTTGGTCAGAGTAAAGAAAACGAACTTCAAGTAGCAATAGAAGGCAAGATAGAATGTAAGGCAGATAGATTAACTGTAAAGACAGGTAATTTATTTTTAGAGATAGAGAGTAGAGGAAAACCATCAGGTATTATGGTCACTACCTCACACTACTATGCAATATGTTTTGTTGTTGAAGATAGAAAAAAAGATGTGTGGGTTTTGATACCTACAAAAATTCTCAAAAAGATTATGAAAAAGTTTCCCATTAAAGCAGGTGGGGATAGGTGGACTTCTAAAGGACACATCATACCAAAATGCGAACTACTTAACCTAGATGTATAACATGAAAAAATTACTAAAAACTAAAATCAAATTACCAGTAATAGATGAATATGATTTTCCATATAAATTCTACATGTGTTGGTGGTCTGATATAATTTCAGATAGTTCGTGGTCGCCATTATCACACATAAAAAAATCAAAGACAGCAGTTTGTATAACAATGGGTTGGTTAATCCATTCGTCTAAAGACAAATTTGTTTTTGTTAGTGATATTAATTTTAACGAAGATGGCACAGTTAATGAGGGTGGTAACTCAACAGTAATACCAAAATCAAACATACTAAAACTAAAGGAGATAAAACTATGAAAACTTTAAATAGTTTTCTTAAAGACAATAAGAAGACAATGTTAATAGATGCAGATTTATTAGCTTACAAGGTTACTTCTTCTCTAGAAGAACCTATAGACTGGGGTCACGACCAGTGGACATTACACTGTGACTTTGGAGTTGCTAAACAATTATTTGCACAATCAATTCACTTTTATATGAAACTTACCAACTCAGGTAGTTTTGTAAATGTGTGGAGTGATAGTATGAATTTTAGAAAACAAATAGATAGTGACTACAAATCACATAGAAAAAATATTAGAAAACCTGTTTGTTATAAAGCACTTAGAGATTGGGTAATTAAAACATATCCTCATAAAGTTCTAAAAAACTTAGAAGCTGATGATACTATAGGTATATTAGCTACAGGTGAGTACAAAAATAAATCTGTAATTATATCAGGTGATAAGGATATGAGAACTATACCTGCATATCATTGTTCAATATTAGATAATCAAATTGAAAAAGTAGACGAACAATTAGCAGATTATAATTTTTGCACACAAGTTTTAGTAGGCGACCAAACTGATGGATACAAAGGTTGTGTTGGTGTTGGTCATGTAAAAGCCAGTAGATTACTAGATGCTAAAAAACCACTAGTAGAAAACTGGGAAGCAGTCATAAAAGAATATCAACGTAATAAATATACAGTTGATGATGCTTACCACCAAAGCAGACTAGCAAGAATACTAAGAGATGGTGAATACAATCTTAAAACAAATAAACCTAAACTATGGAGTTATCAGTATGCTAAGTACAGAGATACTAGACAAAGTAAAAAAGCTAGTTAGTTCAGATAGAGCAAAGCAGAATGGAGACATAGTAGAAAACCATGAAAACATAGGTAGACTATGGAGTGGTTATCTACAAAACAAAACTAAGTTAAATATTAATATATTACCTGAAGATGTGGCAAATCTAATGGTCTTATTAAAGATTGCTAGAAGTCAGGGTGGTGCATTTAATATTGATGATTTTGTTGATATGACTGGTTATTCAGCTATCGCAGGACAGATTACTAGTAAGAGACATGAATTAAGTACCACTTTAGGAGTATCTAATGATAAAAAAGCCAAGAATAAGTGAAGAAGTCATTAAATACCTAGACGAGTTATTCCCTGATAAGTGTCCAAATCTTGAAGATAATGAGAAACAAGTTTGGTTTAAGTCTGGTCAGAGAAGTGTCGTTAATCATTTAATTAAAGAAAAACAAGTTCAAGAGGAGAAATAATCTATGTGTATGGCAAGAAAACCTGCACCACCACCTGCACCTGAACCTTTACCACCTGTCACGCCTACAGTGTCTAATGCTACTACAAAGCAAAAGTCACCAACTGAAGCAAGTACAGATGCAAGTAGAGATACTACTGTGGCTTCAAACTACAGCAGAAAAAGAACAGGCAGAGGTTCACTAAGAATACCTTTATCTGGTGGTAGTGGTCTTAATTTTCCAACTAGCTAATAATGGCAAGTTATACGTTAAAAGAAAAACCTGAGAATTATAAAGAAAATTCAGTGTCAGGGCAGTACCAAAAGCTAGAGATTGAACGAGAAACATATTTAGAAAGAGCAAGAGATAGTGCAGAACTTACTATTCCTCACCTATACCCACCAAAAGGAAACAATCCTAATACAGAGTATAGTACACCATACCAGTCAGTAGGCAGTAGAGGTGTTATGAACTTAGCATCAAAATTGATGTTAGCTTTATTCCCACCACAAGCACCATTCTTTAGAATTGATGTAGATGAATTAGTCTACAAATCTATTGAAGGTGACCCTCAACAGAAAAAAGTAATTGAACAAGGTTTAGCCAAAATTGAGAAATCAGTTATGGATAACATTGAAGTACAAAACGATAGAGTTGCAGTGTACGAATGTTTAAAACATCTTATCGTTTGTGGAAATTGTTTATTACATTTAACTGATACAGGTTTAAGAACTTTTAGATTAGAAAACTATGTAGTTAAAAGAGACCCACAAGGTCATGTATTAAAAATTATAATTAAAGAAAGTGTCGTTCCTGATACTTTACCACCAAAAATTGCACAAGCCATAGGTAAAGCACAAGATTACCAACAAGATAAAACTTGTGATTTATATACTTGCATTAAAAAAGTAGGTAAGAAATTTATGGTACATCAAGAAGTCAAAGGACATGTACTTTATACAAAAGAATATACAGAAGAAAATCTACCATTTATTGCTTTAAGATTTAATAGAGTTGATGGTATGAATTATGGAAGGGGTCATGTTGAAAGTTTTATCGGTGACCTAAAATCTTTGGAAGGATTATCAAGAGCAATTTTAGAAGGAAGTTCAGCTTCAGCTAAGATGTTATTTATGGTTGCACCTAATGGTACAACAAGAACATCTAGTATTGCTAAAGCACCTAATGGTGCAATTATTGAAGGTTCAGCAAATGATGTGTCTGTACTACAAGCAAATAAATTTGCAGACTTTAGAGTAGCTATGGAACAAATGCAAAGAATAGAACAAAGATTACAATTTGCATTTTTGTTAAATGCGTCAGTGCAAAGACAGGCAGAACGTGTGACTGCTACTGAAGTACAATTAATTGCAAATGAATTACAAGATGCACTAGGTGGAGTGTATGGAATATTAACAACAGAATTTCAACTACCTTACATAAATACTAAGTTAGCTATGTTAAGGCAGAAGAAACTATTACCTGATTTACCAAAAGACATAGTCAAAGTTAAGATTATTGTTGGAATGGAAGCATTAGGTAGACAGTCAGATAGATTGAAATTACTTCAATTCATTTCTGACCTTGCAGGAACTTTAGGTTCAGAAACTCTTGCAAAATATATTAACCTTGATGATTGTATTAAGAAGTTTGCAGTAGCAAATCAAATTGATACTTCAGGTTTAATTAAAACAACTGAACAAATTCAATCAGAAGAACAACAAGCCCAACAACAACAGATGGCACAGCAGATGCAGAATACTGCAACTGACCCTAGAGTAGCAATAGAAATGGGAAAACAATTCGCTAACTCTGGTGGCACTGCAAATGTTGAAGGTGATGAGTTAGTCTTAAATCAACAGGAGTAATCTATGTCTACACAAAAAGTAGAAATTAACGAAGCAGTAGCACAAAAATCAACAGAAGAACAAGTTAAAGAATTAAAAGAACAAGGTATTGATGTTAATACTTTGCAAAGTGAAGATGGTACGCAAGTAGTTGCTAGTGAACCAGAAACACAAGCACAGAATATTGAAAATCAAAGACCAGAATGGTTGCCTGAAAAATTTAAAAATGCTGAAGAATTATCTAAAGCATACTCTGAATTAGAAAAACAATTTTCAGGACAAAAGGCAGAACCAGAAAATGAAGGTACTGATGGTATAGCTATACCAAAACAAGAAGAAGCATCACCAGAAATAAATTCTTTAGAAAAATATTCTACAGAATATGCAGAGAAAGGTGAACTTACAGAAAAAAGTTATGAAGAATTAGCTAAACAAGGTTTGCCAAAAGATTTAGTTGATGGCTACATTGCAGGTCAAAAAGCAATAGCTGATACACAAACTGCTGACATACAGTCAGTAGCAGGTGGACAACAACAATATGGTGAACTTATTGATTGGGCAGGTCAGAATTTATCTGATGCAGAACAAACTGCTTTTAATGATTTAACTCAAACAGGAACACCAGAACAAATTAAAATGGCAGTTCAAGGTTTGATGACTAAAGCAGGAATGACTGCACAATCACAAGAAATGGTACAAGGTGATGTTAATAATATATCTACTGAACAATTTACTTCAGTTGCACAAGTGACAGAAGCAATGAATGATAAGAGATATGAAACTGACCCTGTATTTAGAAAAGAAGTAGAAAGAAAACTTGCTAATAGTTCAGTGTTTTAATGGCTAGAGATTACAGAAAAGAATATGACAATTATCATTCTTCATCAAAACAAAAGAAGAATAGAGCAGGAAGAAACCTTGCTAGAAGAATGATGAAAAAAAGAGTTGGTATTAAAGGTAAAGACGTACACCATAAAGATGGCAACCCTCAGAATAATTCTAGAAGTAATCTAGCAATAACATCAAAATCATACAACAGGTCTAGAAATGCTTAATTTTATATTACCTATTTTAAAAAATCCATTAACTAGAATGATTGGACAGAAAGTTATTGGTGGTATTCAACATAAAATAGAGAAAGATAAGATAATTAAAGTTAAAGAAATTGAAGCATTAAAAGACGTAAATGTTGCACAAGTAGAAGCAAGTAATAATTCGTGGAAAGACGAATATTTAACTTTGATTTTTG